GTCTACGATTCGTTGCATTCCTCACACCTCCTTCTCTTCGGATTCGACGTTAAGCCTCCATTCATACTCCTTTACCATATTCTCCATGCTCGTAAGAACATAAGAACTGGAAGGAGGGTCGAACAGAAGCCTAACTTTTAGGTAAATATAAGATTTAACAGCTTCGAGATTGGAGCCTTCGGGCAAATACGAATCCCAAGTAGTTGAATCATCTGTAATTGTAAATGCCTTAGGACCAACACCAAGCTGAGAAAGGGTAAAGAAGCAGGAATTAATATGCATGATAATATCGGGGTCGAAATCTTTATACTCAGCCGCAATGCCAAGTAGTTTCTTCACCGATGTTAAGATACTTTCCACAAAGAAACCCCCAATCCTTTCTAGCATCAAAAGGCTCTTATCGCCGTAATGAATAGCTTTGTGAGTGATGTCTGTGGTTGTGATTACGTATTCGGGATCGAGTAAGAACTCTGTGGACTCCTCAATGTCTTTCATCGTAATCGGATTCATGTGATGAATGACGATCTTAACGCCATCTGGAATCTCTCGTCCTTCAATTCCAAGATCTCTGCCCAGATCTCTCGAAATGACATGATTACGAAAACCTCTCCACTCTTTCGAATGAAGAAAATTCTGGTAAAATATGCGATCGAATCCAAACGTATCAAGGCCAACTCTACCATGAAGCTGAAGATAATTGAATCTATCCTCGAAACTGGAATACTGAATGAGCTCAGTATATGTCCGAATCCTCGACATCTGAAGAATCCTCGCCTCCATAGCTCCGCATTGCTTCAATAGCTTTCGTATACATCTCGTCGGTATGCTCGGCAGCCTTATAGGCATTGGTCTTAGCCTTAATAAGCTCAACCTGCTGCTCTAAGATCTGCTTTTCAAGCCTAGCTTTTGCGGAACCAAGTTTTAGATAGTGAGTAATGACTTGAGAGGAGGCGGTTCCTTCCATCAGTTGCTTCTCTGCTAGATCTGAAGCCAAAGAGATGAGGTAATTCTCTCTAGAGTCTGGATTTAAAGCCGGTCTGGAAGAACTCGTCTTTCGTTTTCCACCAGATTGAATCGCTTTACCCACACACTAGGCCTCCTTTCATTTAAGTTAGACAGAGTTTGTAGGTGGTTTCCAATCACTTTGAGGGCACTTTTTAGAGAGCGTAAGACTCAGCTTTAGAAGTCTTGGGTGGGTTCAAAGCATCGAAAGGAGATAAAATGCCAAGAACAGGAGCGCAGGAGCCGCATGCCGCAGCCTTACGCTCTCTAAAAAGTGCCCCCGGAGGTGAAATGGTTTTCAAAAAATATCCACCGGGGGATTTTCAAGG